AAGAGGAGGTTCAAAGCTCGCACAAGTGGGCTCCCATGAGAAAGCATCTCTGCTTCCTCGAGATTCGAGGTGTTCACTATCCCTAGCAACGCTAGGACAGTGCTTCCTGGCAAAGAATGCCAGCAATCCTTCGAATCCCTCGGTTCGACTCTTGCGAATCTTGGGTCTATGACTCCAGATTCTCGATTCGTACCTATGTAGGCGAGGATTCCATCTTTTAGCAAGATGAGATTCATCGCTTCCGCAGAACGATCGGAGTCCAACCAAACCGGCATCGCCGGGGCCCACAATCCTGAGTCCACGTTGTACATGTGGAGGAAGTAGGCTTTCCAGTCTGTTTGATGCATTCCATAATCCTTTCACAAAAAGGTTATTGATTGTGTCTACAACAGCCTGGCGGGAAGCCGGGCCGTCAGGAACTAACGTCTTCGGCTTGACGGGGGTCACACAGACCCCAAGAAAAGCGTCCGAGCCACAAGACTCTCTGAAATGTCCACTAACGTAGCTTTTGGCGACATTAGCTTTCAGTTGGAGGAGAGTAAGGAGCGAAGTTAGTTCCTCATACCCAGTAGATGGCAATATAATATCATCGCCATATACTCGGACCTTGTTACGTAAACTCAGTATCCGTGTCCTACTTATGCGACCTCGCTTCATAGATGATGCGAGAGCAGCACAAAGAAAGACAATGGATTGTACTGGAAACGTAACTGCAGTACCCTGCGAGGCAAACTTCTTAAGTTTTAAGAAGCCCGAGTTCTTAGAGACAGAGTCCCTAAGAAGCCTCGTACGTGCGGCGTGCAGAGAATGTAGTACCGACTGATTAGATCGGAATACACGCTCCACGGTCCAACACGATAGACGATCGCTTGCATCTGAAAGATCAACAGTAGCAAGTGTACGGTCTATGGATGCCTTAACGACCAGGTCGCCTGACAATTCTTGCTTCGCGAAATTGATGAACCGTCCCAATAAAGGGTTACGCTTCGTCTCATCGACAAAGTAGGAACGCAGAATCTGCTGACACCATTGGTGTGATGCAGGCTCGGCTGCGATAATCCTAGGACCTTTAGCGGTCTTAGGAACGCATATCAGACGACTCGCCAGCTCATGATTGAGAGGGCGCTCCTTTTCGGATCCTGCAGTCTTCCCGCAGAACTCGAAAGGAAACCAAACGTTAAGTTTGTTCGGCCAATTAAGGAAGTCAAATTTCTCCGACTGCCTTAATCGCTCCGAAACTGCACCAGGTCCATGTCTGAAACCGATTCCAAGTCCTTCTTGTTCCATATCGCCCGAAAGGCGAACGGGTTCAAAGAAGTCCATGGAACCGACAACGATATCAGCAACTTGCTGCATACGTTGTAGACGCAGCCGATTTAGACCTTCGTTTTCCGAGTTTTCTTTCTCCTCTTGCGAGAAGAGAGTCTGCTCAAAACGACTGGCAATAGCTTGTTCAAGGCTATTATCAGTAGGGTCGATATCAGTGACGAGCTCATCGGAATCCCACTGCAACGTGGGGGATCTAAGGGATCGTTCAATGCCATGGTATGTCTCCAGAGCCGCCTCACGGCGGTTCGTTGAGCATTCCACCTCTATCTTCTTCCCAATGGAGAAAATACTCCTAAGGAGGAATACAGCGGTAGCATCAGCGTCATGTCTTAGACATGCACAAGTATCAAACACACGCAACCAGAGACCCGAAAGAAATTTCGGCACTCTGACTCTTGCAGACACCCTCTTACTAAGAGGGCCTGCAAGCTGAAGGCGTCCAGTCTCGAGGCCCTGCAAAAGCAGTGAGTCGAGATATGGGAGGTCAAGGGTGAACAACCCTAGTCCTCGAGTTTGACACAAAAGGGAAAGTCTCGAAAAATCTTTCGATAGTCCCCTAAGTGCTGGGTACGTCGCCTGGACATCTAATAGAAGTCCTTGCGAGACGTGGAGTAGAGCATTAACCTGGCTTTTCATAAGTGCAACCTTTCAGTTGGAACTTATACAGGCCTCGTCAATGCATGCGTGAAAACGACGAGTCTATGACTCGAAGTTTACCATCTTGGTAATGTTGGCACCGCTAGAAGCGGAAAGCCAAGCTGACAGACCAAGTGCGATTTCCCGCGAATTGGCGGGATCATCGCCCTGTGCATTCTCGATAACGGTGTAACACTTTCGCACCGTACCGTAAAGCGCAGGAGACACGGGATACACAAACTCCGTCAATTGGACAGTGTGGCGGTCAGTAAGACGGCCACCTTGCTTCTTGTCGGAATAAGTGATATTCTTGATGGTGAGACGAATCTCGAACGTGGTAGCCTTGTACAGGTACTCAGAAGAGTACAAGTCTTGGTTAATCCTCGTAAGAGTATAGTCTAACGTTCCATGAAGATCCGTGAACGCAATTGTATCGGAGAACATGGTTCTACTCCTTCGTTGCTATCTGCTGCATGAGGTGAATGAGTTACCTCGTAGCAGCTATAGAGGCAACGATGCTAACCTGATTTGCATCAAGCAAATGTAGGTCAGCACTCATGGAAACGAACGAAGTAGCTCTGCGCTTATCCGTCTTTCGAGAGGTACAGCCTTCAAAGAAGAAGTCTGAACCCTGGATTGCCGGAGTGGACGCAGTGGTTACAGTGTGCCTCATGACAGCAATGTCATTGAGCGTTGCCCCAACAACGTTGCGATTTGCTCTAAAGTAATCGCCAACGTTGCTGAAGTAATCGATTAGCCAGGACCAGGGAATTGCTTCCCAGACGGAACTAGAGTCAATAGTGGCTCCAGTAACCGCAAGAGTGGCTAAAGCACGCAAGGCAGGATCCGCGGCCAGATGTGAGATATCATCTGGCATCCATCGAGTATGGACACGCACGGTCTCGGTAGTACTCACCTCAAACTCTTCTCTTAAGAGAAGATTTTGCGATTGAATGAATAACAATATTCTCTCATTCGCAGAGTAACTACCAATGCCTATCGTTCGACGTAACCCTCTATTAGAACGTAATCTTGATATCTCTTGAGTTCGAACATCAATAAGATGTTGCAAAACCAAAAGGGTATCCAAGTCCTCCAAAACTGGTTTAAGGCCAAACTGCACCTCCAAATTGGCGGAAGCAGCTTGTCGTATAACACCAGCACCTCGAAACTTGATAAGAGAGACAATCTCCGCAAGTTGAAAGGCTTCGACTGGAACGTCGATGTTGGGCCTGGAAGGATTCGTTCGTGCAGCAGCGCGAGTAGCGGCTTCTGCATTTGAGGGAGAATCGTCAAGACCAAGGTGATCAATAACAGGACCCCTACATATGTCAGCTACATAGTTATTAAAATAACTACTGAAGTAACCTACATAGGGCTTGTTTATCACACCACCAGACCATTCTTCAGAGTTCACGTGAAATGGGGCATTATCCCCAGGACCAGTGATGTCTCCGCAAAAGGATTTCGAGGCAAGAACCTCGGAACCCCCAGAAAGGTCAGGTGCATCCACGAAGCGACCAGTTGTACCACCCAAACGAGTGGTTTCAATATGACGTTCGCGAGCTGGCATGGTCTGTCTCCATATAGGGAATCTTCGAAGGAATAATCGAAGACTTTGAGCCCGGCAAAACCGG